TCCGTCTATCTTCCCTACATTCAAAGTACATAGAGGTGTACAAGACGCAAAAGATGCGTTGTCAAAAGCTTCAGTTTGATCTCAATAAACTGACCAAATTGAAGTGGAGATATTACGACGGTAAGCTGAACGGAACAGATGAACTGACTGAACTTGGTTGGGAGCCAATGCGTGAAAAGTATCTTCGCGCAGACATAAGCACAATGATATCTGGCGATGATGATGTGCTAGAAATCCAGACTAAATTAAACTATACGGAACTTTTCGTAGATTGTTGCGAAAAGATCATCAAGGAAATCCATCAGCGAAGCTTCAACTTGAAGAACGCTATAGAATGGCAGAAGTTTACACAAGGTGTCTGAAAAAATAATCGTAGCAAAAAAAGATGAAGCATACATAATGATCTCTTGCGAGCGCGGCGTCGCTCGCGAAATATCAGAATATTTTACATTCTATGTTCCTGGATATCAATTTACTCCAGCATTCAAAAGTAGAGTGTGGGATGGCAAGATACGTTTGTATGATACTAGAACATCCACACTGTACTACGGACTCATAACACATCTTGAGTCATTCGCTAAGGAAAGAAAATACACCCTTGTCTATGATGATGAGGTTCTTCAAACGACATCCTTCTCCCTTCACGAAGCAAAGGAATATGCCGACTCCCTGCATATACAAAGTCGTAACAAAGATATTGACGCTCGCGACTATCAGATTGAAGCGTTCGCGTATTCCATACGTAATCGTAGACAAATGCTTATATCTCCAACAGCATCAGGTAAATCATTAATAGCATATCTTATCACAAGATACATGACCGATCAAGACAAAAAAGGTCTAATTATCGTACCAACGACATCTCTTGTCGAGCAGCTATATTCAGATTTCCAAGATTACTCTACAAAGAATGGCTGGAGTGTAGAAGAAAATATCCACAGAATTTATTCTGGTCGTGAAAAGTTTTCCGACAAACTTGTCACAATCTCAACATGGCAATCTTTGTATACACTACCCAAGCACTACTTCAACTACGAGTGGGTGATTGGAGACGAAGCACACAATTTCAAAGCCAAGTCATTGACAACGATCATGACAAACTTGGACAAAGCATCTCTACGAATTGGCATGACAGGTACACTCGACGGAACAAAGACGCACAAGCTTGTCCTCGAAGGTCTTTTTGGACCAGTGCGAAAGACCGTGACCACAAAAGAACTAATCGACAAGAAACAGCTCTCGGACTTTGAGATCAAGTGTCTTGTGCTAAAATATCCAGAAGAGATTTGTCGTCTTCTAAAAGATGCCAAATATATCGATGAGATGAAGTATCTTGTTACCAGCGATGCACGAAACAAGTTTATTCGTAATCTGGTTCTCTCGCTAGAGGGAAACACGTTGATTCTTTTCCAATATGTCGATAATCATGGAAAGGGATTGCACAAGTTGATTGAAGAAAAAGCTGATGGAAGAAAAGTCTTTTTCGTTCATGGTGGAACGGAAACTGAGACCAGAGAAGATATTCGTGCGATTGTCGATGCACACAAGATAATAGATGAAATAACTTTTGAGTTTGACGAAATAAAAATTACATGCAAACATGATGAATTAGTTCCTTTATCTAATGGAAATGTAAAAAAATCTCAATTTATTACCGAAAATGATGATATTGATGCCAGTTGGATACTAAATAAAAAAAATAATCAACTGGAGTAAATATATGAAATATTATACAATATACAAAATAACAAATAAAATTAACGGTAAATTTTATATTGGAAAACATATTACTGAAAATTTGTTTGATGATTATATGGGTTCCGGAAAACTCATAAAGAAAGCGATTCAAAAATATGGCATTCATAATTTTCAAAAAGATATTTTGAAAATATATGATAATGAACACGATATGAATATTGCAGAAACTTTATTGATTGATTTGAAAGATAATCTTTCATACAATTTACAACCGGGTGGAATAGGGGGTTGGAAATATGTAAATGAAAACAATTTATCCAACAATGAAGACTCTAAAAAGAAAAAATCGGATACAATGAAAAATTTTTGGACAGATGAAAAAAGAAAAGAACAGTCTATAAAAATGAAAAAATATTTTGATGAGAATGGTGTAGAAAAATATAGCGAATCTTTGAAGAATAGATACAATGATCCAGTATATAAAGAAAATTTTACTAAAAAAATGAATATTGTCAATAAAGATGAAAACAAAAGAAAGAAAGCAGGTCAAAAAATCAAAGATAAATGGCAAAATGATGAAGAGTTTCAAAATAAAATGAAAAAAAGAAAACCTAGAAGCTCAAATGGAAATGCTATGAAAAATAAGTGGGCAGATCCAGTTTGGAGAAATAAGATGATAGAATCCAGAAAAAAAAAGGATAAAAAATGAAACCTACTAAAATAACTAAAGGGGGCGTAGGATGTATTATTGTTGCATCTTATGGAACATTCTCTACAGGTATCAACGTTCGCAATCTACACAATATCATATTTGCCTCTCCATCAAAGAGTCGAATTCGAAATCTGCAATCAATTGGTAGAGGTCTTCGACTAGGAGACAACAAGAAAAAAGCTGTGCTTTTTGATATTGCGGATGATCTAAGATATAAGAAACATGAGAATTTTACCTTGAAACATTTCCAAGAACGTGTTAGAATATACTCCGAAGAACGTTTTGAGTTCAAACTATATAATATAGAAATCAAGGTATAAAAATGGAAATACTCTACATAAAGTTGAAGAATGGAACTGACATCATCTCCAATACTTCCATTGAAGGCAATGATGTCACTCTAGAGAATCCAATGGCAATTAGACAGTATGCAGATCCTACCGGACGTATTCTATTGTCGTTTCAGGAGTGGGTACCATCAGACTTTGTCGAGACTAGTTCCTTTGTCATTAGCAAGGAAGAGACTATCGTGATTTCAAGTACATCTCTTCGCACTAAGGAATTCTATAAAGAGTGTCTTCAAAAGAATGAAGCGAGTGATATGGATTCAGATCACGATGATGAGGAAGACGAAGAAGCATCAGATGCATATTCAAGTCTCATCAAGCTACTAAACAATCAAAAGAGATTATTGCATTGAGCTGAACACTAGAAGTGTATCGCTTTGTCAAGTGAAAGTCAAGGAAAATCGTCATGAAAAAAACCCCATCTAATCATTATGTCAATAACGAAGAATTCCTATCCGTTCTCATCAAATATCAAAAGGCGGTTAGGAAAGCAAAACGAAACAAGGAAGAGAAGCCCCCCATACCAAATTACATAGGGGAATGCTTCATGAAGATTGCCGAGCATCTATCGTATAGACCAAACTTTGCAAACTACTCATACCGAGACGAAATGATTGCCGATGCAATCGAGAATTGTCTCATGTATTTCGAGAATTTTGATCCAAAGAAATCGAAGAATCCGTTTGCATATTTCACTCAAATAGTGTATTATGCTTTCATTCGTAGAATCTCTAAAGAAAAGAAACAACAATACGTCAAATACAAGTCTCTGGAGAATTCAAGAATATTTGATGACATTACTGGTGAAGATCTTGAACTTTTGGGTACAGAGATTAAATCTAGCGTTGTTAAAGGTCAGGAAATATACGACAACATGGCCGAGTTCATTGAAAATTTTGAACAGAGTCGAAAGGTAAAGAAAGAAAAGTCTACCAAAAAAACAGGAATAGAAAAGTTTTACGAAGGAGATACAAATGGCTGAACAAGAGCCTCTACCAAGTCAGATTGAATACTTGATGAAAAACATGTTGGATCAATCGCAAGATGTTTGGAAAAGAAACAATTTCCGTCAACGTCTTGCTCGCATTCGTGATTTGATGAATGACAAGATTGCAAAGTATGATTCGGAATATGCCAAAGCCAATCGCAATGTAACTCCTCTCAAGAGAGCGTCCAAGTGAAGATTGCTCTCATTAACGATACTCATGCTGGCGCAAGAAATGATTCTCTTGCGTTTGATGATTATTTTTTTCGTTTTTGGGACAATGTTTTTTTTCCATATCTCAAGGAAAACAACATAGACACAGTCATTCATCTTGGCGATATCGTTGATCGTCGCAAGTTCATCAACTATGTCATCCTCAATCGTTGGAGAAACAAGTTCTTTGGTCGTCTAAAGGAGATGAATGTAAAGCTGCATGTATTGGTAGGAAACCATGATGTTCCATACAAGAATACAAACGATATCAATGCGATTGAAGAACTTTTTGAACAGAGTGATACCATTCGAGTTTATAAGGAACCTTGCGACATCTCTATTGATAATTTTGACATTTGCCTGTTACCTTGGATTAACGTCGAAAATCAGCAAAGAACTCT